CCCCCGCCGTAACGATTACCACGGCAGTAATTGCAACGGCCTTGATTACGTTCTTTATACCTTCAGCCATCAGGAATTCTCCACGCCCTTCGGACAGTGCTAGGCATGTTGAAACTATAACCGTCTAGGGCAGGGCTGAGAATCCTAGCCCCATCACCCACTCCGGTAATTAGCTCATTCTGAGGCAAGAACAAAACCACATCGCCAGCCGTAACATATGAGACAGGTATTTCTTTGAACCCTTCTAAAGCCAAAGCCTTAGCCGCCGCCCCTTCTAGGTTTTCACCATACTGCTTGATGGCCTTGTATGCGCTTAACTCACTAGTCCAACTCAAGCCCTGAGACTTTAATATGTCATGCCCGGTCATGGCTTCCACGGCCATGCTTGCCATAACTACGCAGTCCCACTCACCCCAGACAAAATCCCGGTCTTTGTTCTCAGAAAAGAAAGCGTGGAGGCGATCCTGCCAATGCGGGAGCTTGTGAACCAATTTAAGGCCCGCCCGCAAAGCTCGATACGTCGCCATCTATAGACGTTTGCAGATTAGTTATCAGGGCGCGTAGCCTGCCCCAAGTAATCACCATATCCTGCAAGCTAGTTACCTGATTGAACCCTATGTCATTGTCATCAATGTACTTCTGCGATTCCTTTGTATATCGCAAGTTGCTGGGGCGTCTCAGGTCAACAAGTCTGTTTTCGCACGAAATGGTGATGGTGCTTACCCCTGTGGGGTCTTCATTCAAGGCCATCGCCATCATTCGGCCCTTGAAGCTGGTCATTGCCGCGCCTACTGAATCCCCGCCGCCGTCTGCAAAACAAGTGAGCATCGTGATGGGTCTGTTTTGATAATGCTCAGTCAAGCCCATGCTTAGGATAGAAGAATCCAGCCCCGTAAGGGTAACAACCATTCCTTCGCTTTTTAGTTCTGCACTGTCTCTTATGTCTGAGACGTTAATAAGCTGGCCCGCCCCTAGGTAGCTTTCTCCACCTATAGTGCAGTCACCCGCCAAGGTGCTGAAGCGCAAGGTGTCAGTGTCAAACTCTGCCTTGATAGCGAAGAACAGATAATTGTGCTGGTCAGCGTCAAGTCTGGTCTCGGCTACTGTTTTGTTCTGAATCCCACTGTCAGAATCTAGCCGGGTTGCCATCTACGTGAACTCCTGACAAGTAAACGCCAGAGAGTACAGGCCAAGCCTGTCCGTATCCCAAGTTACCTCGCTAGTGAGACGCCACTGCCCCACGTTGTACTCATCCGTGCGATCTCCGTCATTCCTAAACCCAACGCTGCCGTTATTAGCCAAAGTACTCCGAAGTCTTGGCTGTATAGCCACAGAATAATGATCATAGTTATCCGTTTGCGTTGTAACGGTCGCGTCCTCGGTCGCCATCACTAACTGTTCCACGCCTCCGGTATTGCGTATAGACAACCAATCTCCGGTCTTTATTGTCCCGCTCTTGTTTTCCTCACCAATCAAAGTCAGGCCAGTTGACCCCTTTTGATTTGTTAAGGTCTTGCAATTTGCTGTATTTGATTCAGTCACTAGGTTGGAATCAACCACTGCCGCCGCGTTCCCATCTTTTGACAAGATTTTGTGAGTCCCATTGTTCGCGTCATTAACCGCCCCGGTCACGAAAAAGAAATCGCCAACTTCTGCGTTAGTAAACCTATTTTCGTTGGCCGTTATTTTGTTGTTGGAGCCATCAAAGCTCAGCGTGACATCTACGTCATATGGGTATCTTGCGGTGTTTACGTCAGAGAGCAGATAGTTTCCATTGTACGTGCCCAAGGGGGCCGCTCTATCTGGGTCCGCTAGAAAAAAATAATTCTCAGGGCCGTTTAGCTTTAGAAAGAAAGATTGCCACGCTGCGGCCTGTGCTTGCTTCATAGGAGGAAGCGCCAGATCCATCTGCCACGCAACATAATCAAATTGCTGTGTCCGCGTCTTGCCGCTGAACGGAGATGTGGTAGCGGATACGGTATTGATTAACCGCATAGAAGAGCGAACAAACCCCGGCGTCGTCGGAATAGCTATTGCTTTAGCCACCTACTAGCCCCCTTTGAAATGAACCCCCTCTTGATGCCGCCTCCAGAACAGAGGCTTTTGTCACCTCTGATATTTGAGGAAGCATTCTTGTCACTTCCGCCCTTACCGTAGGCACCACACCAGTGGAGAAGTTAACGCTCTGATTGATTACTACAGGAGCCTCTCTAGACTTTATTTTAGGGGCCACTTGGGGACTAATAAATGACTCTGGGGCAGGTACTTTCGCCAATTTCCCAGTTATATAATTCCCCGAATTCAGAATGCCATCCGGGGTTCCCATGGACGGATTTATGGCAACAGTCCCGCCGCCTCCCCCGCCACCGCCTCCCCCACCACCAATCGTCGCCAAATCATTCCATCCCGCAAACCCACCAAACACATGATTGAGTATTCGGTTGACTATAGCCATCTGAAGGAAGGTGCCGATTATCTGGGATACTATATTCTGCGATAGGCTTCTAAACGCCTCTAATGCATCACCGCTTTCCATCAGCGCGTTAACCAAATCAAAAGTAAAGGCTTGAGTGGTTGAGCTTATAGAATCTCTCATCGCCTCCCATGATTCAGCGACCGTTTGAGTGCCTTTGGCAAGATCGGGAACCTTTTCACTTCCGCCTACTAGGGTTTCTAGTTCTGCATTTAACTCCTCAATAGACTGAGTAAGTTCATCCGTTCCCTCTGTCCCATCACCAAACACATCACCAAGCAGATCCCCCACTACATCAGCGGCCTTTTCTGCCATCTCCCCGAGCTTTTCTAGCCCCCCCGTAAAGTACGCAATTATAAGCGCACCACCCACGAAAACGCTTTTTTTCATGCTGGCGTTGAGCAAAACCATCGCGGCTCTAGCTATCCCAACAGACCTCGCAAGAGTGACGAATGCCATCCCCAGCTTAGAAATGGCTGAAATGGTCGCCACAGAGGCAAGAAGCACAATGGCACCCAGAAGCTCACGCAAATTCTCATTGATAAGAATCACAACCCGGTTGAGCCCGCGAACGGCAACAGTCAGCGTCCTGCCGATTACTTGCGCCGTGTTAGCTGAATTCTGTGACATATCCAAGAAAGTCCCGGCGAAGTCAGTCAGAGCTTGGCGCAACCCCGCCTCGCCTATCTCCTTGTAGAACATGGCCGTAGCGTCTTGCAGGTTAGATATTTTCCCTGAAAGGGTGTTGGCGCTATCCTCTAGGGCCGTGGGGAACTTCTCCCGCCCAACCTTGCGGATGAAATCAACGATGGCTGTAGAGTTTCGGTCTATCTTCGTGGTTGTGTTGTCGAAGGTTACAGCCAGCTTGTCGCCTTCAACCTTTGCGATGATGCCAAACTGCTTCAGCATCTCCATCTCGCCAGTGGTCGCATTGAATGCGGCCTGCGCCATAGTGGTGATGTCTTTACCAAAAGCGGCAGAAACATTACCGAAATCCGTCAAGACATCAGTGGTGGGCGTAATCCCAGCATTCACCAAGGTAGTAAATGCCTGAGTCACATCATTAAGTTGGAAGGTAGTTCCCGCAGTAAAGCGCTCAATGACCTCCATTGAAACGCCAGCCGCCTTGGCGCTTCCAGTAACCGCCTTGAGAATGGCCCCAAGATCCTCAAACTCGCGGATCGTTTTGACCATGTTGGCCCCGGCAGCGGCAACACCTACAGCGGCGAACACCTTTGCCAGATTGCTAAAGGAGATCAGGGACTTGTTGGCGGCTCCTGTGGCACCTTTCAGTTGACGATTAACGTCATCAAGCCCTTGCCTTAACTCTTTAGTCTCGGCCCTTATCTCAACAATTAGCTCGTCAACGGTAGCCATCAGTCTGGATATAACTCCATAAGTTCCTCAAGCTCGCCCCTTTCAAGAGGGGCTGAGTTGTCACCGCTTGAGTTGAATTCAATAAACCCACTCACGGTCAAGTATATCTCTTGAGGAGAAGAATCCCAGAATTCCGATGGGCTGACACCAACCATGCCGAGGCAAATTTCCATCCACCTCGCAAAAGGCAGGCCGTCCGGCAACTCCCCTACTCTTCCGGCTTTTTTTCGGTATCTTCCGATGAGTCCGTAAGAGTGCTAGTTAACAGTTCCGCCACTGCGGCGGTGGCCGAAACAATACCAGATGATTCTATTAGGTTGGTGGTGTCTTTTTGGTTGACATCATTGCCCCCGCCCCGCAAAGCTAGATGCAATATGGTCACGATGTGGCTAAGGCTTATGTCGCCCTCGCCCATCAGGGTCGCCATCTTGATGATGCCAATCCCCGTAGCGGCCTCTATCTTCATAAGAGCGTCTAGGGTAAGGCGGCAAGTGTAGGTGTCACTGCCGAGGGTGATTTCGGTTTCACCCCTCAGTAGATTCGGCATCTCCATTATCTCCAGCGTCAGGCTTTAAGGTGACTGTAATAATATCATCACGGTCATCCTCTTCCCACCCCAGAATGGGGTAGTTTTCGCCCTCTACGGAGATGGACTTGGCGGGCTTGAGCTTGCCCTGCTGTCCATGCACTTGGATTTCATGGGCGCGAGAGAACGCCTCATACTCCTTTGACCCGAGCTTAACTGTTATCTGCTTCCAAGCCACAAGCTAACTCAGACTGATGCGTATGTTATCGCGCCAGAGCTTTCCAAAGACACAGAGTATGTGACCTCTCCATTATACTCTCCCGAGTACTCTAAAGAGGTAACCATAAACGTACCCGTATATGTTGCAAAGTCAGGAATCAATATCTGGAAGCTCTTGAAAGCTGTAGCATTCATTGCTGCTCTCAGCGTTTCTTCTACTGCGTCGTCCGTGAAGACGCCTGAACCCGACATCGACATTGAATGAATGCCGCCGTCTGCCAACAAAGTTCTATTCCCCGCGGAACCCTTATGGGTGACATCTACAGCTTCATCGTTGAGGGTTATGGAAGTAGAACGCAATCCAGCAACCGTCACATAGGTAGAACCCGTCGTGTTGATTTTGAGCAGCATCGCTGCTCCTTTTTGTGCTGCCATGTGGATCTCTCTCCCTAGCTTGTGCCTAGTATCGCGGCCCTAAAACGCATCACGCCTTGCCGCGTTATACCATCCGCGTCTCTGACTATATCAGAGAACTCAAACCGGATATTTATAAGGTTATACCCGCTCACCGTCAGTGATGCATTATGTAAGAGGGTGTGAATCCTGTCCATTATATCGTGGACCTGTTTAGACCCGCGATACCGGGAGTAAATGTCTATCTGAACCGTAGCCTCATTGCCGTCTACATCCTTGGTCCCGTAATCAACTGAAGAAAACTCTCCAATCTTTACAAACGGATAAGCTTGATTCTGTGGAACCTCATCAAAGACCCCGGCCCCTAACGTACTGGTCAGGTTACTGTCGCCGTTGAGGGTTGAGTAGATTCTTGACTGTAAAGCAAAATTCCCGAGGCTCATCTAACGAAGTCCCCTGATCTTATGATGCTTTCAATTTTTTGCTTGTTCTCCATCAGCGCAGGGCGCATAAACGGACGAGGCTCTAGGTTGTTAGGCGCGTACCCATACTCTAGCGCCTTACTATAGGCCGCTGAAGATATGACCTCCCCAACCACGTCATCCCCATCCACCTTGACCCTAGTCGATATATTCGCAACTAGGTGCCCCGTGTCGGTAGCAGGAGGATCGCCGGGGGCAGATGCCGAGTGAGTCCGCGTGGGGTTATATCGCACTACCACTTCGCCCATGCCGCCGGCTTGAATGCTTTGGACTGCGGTGCTTTGAACCAACAGAACTGATCTGCCAATACTAAATTTAAGCTCCTTCAGGGCGTCTCGCTTTATCTTCTCAAAGCGCTTGTGAAGCTTTTCTCCTCCCTTAACCTTTCCCTTATCCTTGCTCATACGGCCACATTCTCCTCGCAGTGGAGGATCATGAAGCGGTCCCGCTCATCTACATTCTCGATGTAGTTTATATTGAAGCTGCGCCCGTCAAACAGAACCTTGTGCCGGTTGGTTATGAAGCTGTGATACCTGACCGTGATCTGATGCCCTATTTCTGTCTGGAGCTTGCCCTGCCGAACAGCCTCTGACCCCCTAGTGGGGCGGATGTCCGCATACATCTTTCTGGTAGTCGCGAAACTCTGGCCGGCCCCACCACCCGCATCTGTGGTTAGCGTCATGGCCTGCACTTCTATTTCGTGGCGCATGGACCCTATACGCATGACAAGCCCCTAGAGGACCGCTCTACCGCGTTCCAGCAACGTCTGCCCGCCAAGCCCGCTATGAATTACATATGGGCTGTAAAGGCTTTTGACGGCGGGAGGGAAGCCCCCTGCCTCATACATGTCGCCGCGATGCTCGTACAGATAAGCAATGTGCTGAAGTAAGCCCAGCTTGATAGGCTCTGGCACTGATGCCGGGTTCGCATAACCCGCTACATACGTGACCCTAATAGCATTCGCCACCCTAAGCGCCGTAGGGAATGTTTCACCTGTTCTCAGCGTTATTCGGGATGGCTCTCTTGCCGTGTCCACGTAATACTTGCTTGCCGCGAAGGTTGTGGCCGTGTCGCTATCGTTGTACGTGATAACGCTGGTCACGGACTGAACCGGCGGCTTTGGCAGGGTGATGTAATTGTACAGAGTCGATATGTAAGGCCCGGTGGTTAGCCCTTCACGTAAAGGGTTGCCGTCTGGGTCCGCCACATCAACGTACAGGTCCAACGTCTGCGTCAGCAGCGCCCTACCGAGAAAATTCTCGGCGTACTCTCGCGCTGCTTTCTGCAAGATATTAATAGTTGATAAGTCATCATCTACGGGTAGGCGTAGGTAATCCTTTACCTCCCTCGGGGATAATGGCTCAACCGTTGGAGCCGTCTGTACAGATAAACCGGCCATCTAATGCCTCGGGTCTAGCGGCTCTATCACTGCGTCACTGTCAGATGGCAGCGCTTGCTTTAATGAGCCGCGCCTATTGTTTACCGCCGCCACGGCATCCTCAAGGTCTAGCTCAATCCTCATGCGACGCTCTTCTAGCTCATTGATACGCATGATGCTCAATCTTGCTTTCAAACTCAACGCTGACAATTTGTAAGTCTTTCGTACACCTTCATCTTTGTCTTCAAAAACAAAGACCGGATCAGCCTTGGCCTCACCTTTTTCCAGCTCAATCTCTACATCCTCACCAACCTTCGCAATTGACTCTATGTCCGCCATAACCGTTACCTGCTCCCAAAAATCAACATTCTATCACCCGATGAGGGGCATTTTTAACCCTTATCGGGATTATCTACGACCACGGCCTACCAGATTTCAGTGGAGGGTTGCGCTGCTTCGCAATATCTTCTTTAAGGGCCGTTTCAACTTTCGCCTTATCGGTTTTCGCCCAGATCCAATCTAAACATTTTGCTTCAGTCAAATCGCTGTAAGCGATAAACCCAGACGCATCAGCTTTTATCTCGTCAAGAAAAACGGCACGGCTATCGGCTGCGGTGTAGAGCGTTTCGCCAACCTCTTCTGAGACAGAACATCGCCAATGCGCTCGCGTAACCACCTGATCCGCGTCGTTTGTGTATTCAAGGCTTTCAATGTTCCAGCTAATCACACTCATGTTATTCCTTCCTACAAACTATCCGAGTAAGCCTGAGACTTAGCAACGATTGCGTTTACTGAGGTTATCTGCTCGCTCGTCCAGCCTGACTTGCCTGCTGAAATAATGCGATTGACTCTATTAATCGTATTGGTGAGAAGTTCTTTGCGCTCTTCTACTTCCATAGGAAGCTGCCAGTTACGCAATATCTTTAACTGAGCGCGAGTGATTCCTTCCTCTTTTGATACTTGCGCCTCAATCTCTTGATCTTCCTGCCATTCTCCATTACCGGCTAGGTGGTGAACTCTTTCCGCAACATCTGTCGTCACCCCGGCAGATACTGCGTCCAAAAACCTAACATCCAAATTGGTTACTTCGCTCATTTTTTCTTCAGCTCCTCAACTTCCGCCTGCAAAGTCTTTACTAAACTTGACAGTTCCTTCACTGCGTTTATTAAAGGAGTAACCATCATTTCTCGGCTTATGGATTGGCTACCATCTGGGTCTTCTTTCCACCCAGAAAAGGTTGTGGGAGCGCCCACCTTATCCATAGCCTCTTTGACTTCTTGAGCTATCAATCCATGTATCGTCGCATCAAGATTCATGGTGTTTGTTTCAGAGTAAGACTCTAAAGACTTAGGATGCTCATTGGAGGGCTTCCACTGGAAGGTTACCGGGCGCAGTTCATTTATAAAATCTAAGCCCAGAGTGTCGGTCTGAATGTTTCTTTTTTTCCTGACATCAGATGATTGAGTCCAAGCCGCGTCAGTATCAAACTCATTGCGGATAACTGCGCCGTCTCTACCAATCGTTACCTGACTATCTTCGCTACAACTGATGTTGTATCCAATTGTGAAGCGATAATGACTGTCAGCAGCTCCCCCGATAGTGCTGCGACCAATGCAGATATTGTAATCACCGCTCGTTAAGTCATTCCCAGCGCCCCACCCTAAGAGGGTATTATTAGTACCTCCCTCAATATGGTTCCCAGATTTAGCCCCAAGAAACGTGTTATAGACGCCAGTGGTTAGTTCGTACCCAGCTTCATGTCCAACGGCTACGTTATAGGTGTGATCCTGAGAGGCATGATCTGCGTAAACCCGCTGATGGGTTAAAGTGCCATAACCAACGGCGACATTAGAATGGTCATACTGAGCTTCATCTAGTGCGACTGAGCCAATGGCTATGTTATTGCTCGCTCGCAGCATGTCGTTGCCAGCGTAATAGCCCATGAAGACGTTATGACTTCCGGTGGTCAGGTTGAACCCAGAGTGATGTCCAACGGATACGTTATGCTGGCCTGTCGTGTAGTAGTACATCGCCTGCTGGCCGATGGCGACGTTATTATCTCCCGTACCGGGGGTACTTGTGGTGTGTCCCCTTAATGCGAGGTAGCCTACAGCCACACAGTTAGATGATTCCGTGGCGGTACTCATTACATAGCCGCCTAAAAGGGTGTTGTACCCCGCATTTCCGTCTAATTTTTGTCCTGCTATATATCCAAAAGCCGCGTTTCGATGCGCTCCCGCAATATCGTGAAGTGCGTATGCCCCAACGGCTGTATTCTGATAACCAGTCGTGATGCCGTGTCCAGCTTCTCTACCTATATATGTTCCGTTCGCGGCTTCATCTTCACTTTGATACCCAGCCCTATACCCAACCGCAGTGATTCCACTAGACGGCTCAGCCGCCGCTCCATCGGTTCCTGTACTTACCCCTGCTCCTGCTTGATAGCCTACTGCCGTTGATAGACTAGACGTTTTTGCATTGATCCCAGCGTCGTAGCCTATGAAGGTATTTTGGTCTCCAGTCGTAATATTTTGACCCGCGTGGTAGCCGATGAGCATATTGCGATATGCACCAGCCGCAAAGTTATCCCCCGTCCCATCACCAATTGCGAAGTTGCGATCAGTATTGATGGGATGATGGAACCCTTCTGCTCTTCCGGTAACAGTGATGCCCTTTAAGCTAGTCTGAAGCTTGGTCGCGTTGGCATACTGAAGATCGACGGAGCTTGACGCAGGCGCAAGGAGAAGCACTCCGGTGCTGTGGATTGTTGAGTTCGTCTGATCGGTAATGATCCGAGCAGCGTAGTCCCCAGAGTCAGCTCCCCCTAAATCTATGTACGCAGATTTTCCAGTTAGCGCTTCAATCTGAATTGCTGTATTGCCAGAACCATCGGCAGGCTGGATCTCGATTTGTTCGCTTGTTCCAACGAAAACCTTGCTGGCAAAAGTGGCTTCCTGAGAACTGTTCAGCGTCAGCGCGACAGTTGGGTCTTCATTGCCATCTTGTGTCGTGCTAAACACTAGACGCGCTGGCATATCGCCAGTACCGGGGGCGCCGTCTACAAGGCAATCAATTGCAGCGGCTTGCGACGCTCTATCTGTCCCATCAGCGCCGGACCAGCGAATGCTTCCAAGGTTGTCATCATCCTGAACAATGACCTCCGTGCCTGTTACCCCGCCTCTGGTTTTAGAAAGTACTAAATAAGGACCGCTGGCATTTTCGCTGTTTCTGACAATAGACATGGACGAAGTGCTGGCGTTGTTCCCTTCTATCTGAAGCCTTGGGGTAATTGACCAAATGGACGATTCAACTGTGCTGTGTCCTATTACTATGTTGCCCCCACCGGCAAACCGCATCGTCTCGGAGCCGTCGTCCTTGAATAGGAGGTTTCCGCCTCGGTAGTCAATGTACCCATTCGCTGAGTCTGATGGGGGCGATATGCGGATTTGACGACTAGATGAATTGGCCTCTAACAGCAGAGTACCGTATGCATACGGCTCTCCTCCTTCTTTAAGGGACATTCTCCCGTTGATCAGGCATGACCCTCCGGCCTGAATCCCTTCTTCGCTCGCAAAGCTATAGCTATCCAGCCCCTCAATCTGATTTCCATGCACGGCGTACCCGGTGATTGTGTCCGCAATGACCGGGGTTTGAACCGTGAACTGACCGTAATCAGTTGTGCCGTGGTGGTGGTAAACACTTACCTCGTAAGTGGACTCCACGGTCACGTACACCTGAAGAACGTAAGTTCCGTAGGTAATATTTGATGTTTGATACAGAACTCGGCAACCCGTGATGCGGTTGGAGTGACCTCCCGTATTTAATACGGTGAAATTTGAGTCGGCGTAGGAGTGGAGCCAGTCAATACGGATGAACCCATGATCTCCGCTATCGGCGTCCGTAACGATGATTTCTCCGTGCTGACGCCCACTGGTATACGCAGCAACGGTCATCCAGCCCGGACCAACTGTGGCTTCTGCTTCACCGACAAGTTCTAAGCCGATTTTCTTGCCAGAGTCAAAAGTAACATCGCCGGAAACCGTGGCGTCACCAGTGATGTCGACACCCGCGGAGTCAACTTGCAATTTCTTAGCACCCTGATGCCCTAGGCTGACGCCGTAATAACCGGATAGCAAAATGCCATCAGTGGTGTCTTTCTGATGGATATAGTAATTAGCTGCGTCATTGGCGAAAGCGAGCTTTCCAGCGGAAGCACTAATCGTTAAGGCTGTAGCAGTTGCGGCACCAGCAAACGTGGCGTTCTGCGACGTATCAATTGTTACTGCGCGGGTACTATTAGTGAACAGCCCTAAATTGTGGTTGCTGTACGTTCCTACGATTGCTTCGCTGTCCTGTGCATAAGCCAACAGCGTACAGTCATTAGTCGTATCTACAATTCGCAGCGTAGGACTTGCCGCTGCCGATAAATGCAGCAGGCTGGACGGTGACGCTGCGCCTATCCCTACGTTGCCGTCCTTCAGCACTAGGTGATATTGATTAAAATCATCGTTTGCACTGTTAGGGGTGACAAACGTCTGCCCGTTCCGAAAAAGGATTTCTCGTCCGTCGCCACTGAAAGAGCCGTCAGAATTGGTAGACGGATCGTAGCCAAACGAAATCGTAGTGGCTCCCTCGACCTCAGTACCCGGTGCGGTAGAGGTAGATCCTAAAATGATAGCCTTGTAGGAAGATGAATAACCCCAGTTGCTTTTCTTGGCAAACGGTCTGCGATCAGCGTTGTTAGGTCCGATGTACATTTGACCCGTGACGTTAGTATCGCCATCAACCGTAAGCGTTTCGGTCGGCCCGGAAGTGCCTAGACCTACGCTTCCCCCAAAGTAGCTAGGAACATCATCAACAATGTATACGCCGTAGGCATTACCCGGCTGCGTTCCCGCGTAGTTGCCGTAATAGAGATAGCTTTCAGTGTTATCAATGTCGAGGTGTACGGTGTCCTCGTCGTTGTTGTCGATCTCGGCACGAACAGCATAAATCGTGTTGATTTCAACTGATCCGGATAGAGGATCAGATAGCTCAACTTCAAAGTAGCCACCAATTAGCTGAGCAACGTCTGCTACGTTTGCCTGTTGAAGTAGGGTTTTTCCGTATACCCCGAACGCATTTGTTACGCCTGTACCGGAAGCATTCTGGATAGGAGCGTAGCCATACACGCCATAAGCACTAGAAACCGTACCGGCAGCAGGATCACTATCGGCGCGTCCATATACACCGAAAACGCTGGTGATTGTTCCTGCCGTCTGCTCTGCTTCACCTTGGAAATAGCCGCCATAAACTAGGTCTGAATCACCAGTAGCTTTTGTGTGGGTCCACACGCCATACAACCGATGCTCGTTACTTGTATCTCCGCCAGACGCGCTAGAATCTACGTCAATCTCAAGCCCGATATGCGCCCGGTCAGTTGTAAGAGTGTCGGAACCACTCGCATTGTAGTCAAGGCGCATTGCTGCAAATGGGGTATTAGCAACCGTATCATTTGCAGTGACTTTGAATCCGTTGTCGCTGCTGTGAGCGATTTCGAGACCGCCAGCAATATTCATATCCGTGTATAGATTTGTTATGTCGCTGGAATCTTCGGTAAACCGGAGAAATTCCGTGCCTCCGGCAAAGAATCTAACTCTGTCATCAATGTCTTCAGAGATGTACGTGTGACTGCCGCCACCCAAGTACAGCTTGTTTCCTACCGGAATACTGACATCACCCGCGAACGTAGCATTGCTGTTCAAAAGAGTTAAAACAGCAGTAGAGGCACTTGTGCCTAGAACCAAATTATTGCTATCCGCCCATATGTCAGGACTGCTCCCACTCCCTGATCGACTCAAATCCAGAGCGTATAGACTGCTGTTCGTCCCCGCCGCTGTGGCCGTTATTTTTCCAGCGAACGTGGCGTCCTGAGTATCTTCCAGCGTCAGCGCAAGCGTCGCATCTGTATAAAAGAAAAGCTTACTGGCAGCGTTAGAGCCGCTGATTCTTTCGCCGTAATCTCCAAACCCGAACCAATTTGTACTCGTGATGCTTAAATTTGGGACCACGAGGTTGCCCGTCATGGTGCCGCCTGAAAGCTCTAACTTATCGCTGTTCAGGTTTGTGAAGTTAGCGTCAACTTCAGTATTGGTTAGCGGCGAGCCTTTGCCCGAACGGGTTACGATTGTCGCCATAGTTAGCTAGCCGTGATGCTAATTGTCCAAGTGATAGACATTGTGTCATCTGCGGCCTTATTGACCACTGAAAACTCAGTCCGACACAACAAAGTTCCGCCACTTGAAGCATTGAGGATTCCGGCCTCTGTCAGCGCTCCTGTGCCTGTCCCAGCGCCAAAGTTGCAGACATAGGTTACGGTCGTGCCATTATCGGTAGAGGACGCCAACGCGGTCCTTGAGCTACTGACCGCAGACTCTAGCGCAGTATCGCCAGCCGCCGGATTAGTAGTTCCTGTCCCGACTTCCATATGGGACATAACCCCCGCGCTTGTGCCAAGCATGCGGTCAATAATGAACCCTCGACCCGCCGTAGTTACGAGGTTGTGAATGCTCCTCTCGTCTTTGACTTCGCCTAGGGCGTCATATAGCACAATGCCAACGTCGCCCCGGATGATAAGTGCTGATTCTTCCATGCTCTCGTCTCTATGCTGTGAACGATGCCGACAGGCCCACGTAATCTTCTAAGAAGTAGGTATGCGTATCAACATACCCCTGACTTATAACAGACCCAGAATCCGTGAATGCCGCGCTGTCTGTGGCTAATTTAGTGAAGGACAGTGTATCACTATCCCCAATTGCAGCACTATTTGAGGTGGCCTTAAAGAAGCTCATCTCTTGATCGTCTAAGACCGAAGCCTCTCCGTCAGCGTCATCCGTGGATACCACAGAATCAGCGAGCGCCTTGGTCACTACAAAGGCACTGCTCTCCGAAAGCGCGAGGGATTCACTGGCCGGTTTAGTAAAGGCAAGCGTATCTGAGTCAGTAAGTGCCGAGGAATTACTAGATACCTTGCCAAAGGTCAGAACATCCGCATCTGTAAAAGCGGAGGCGTTGGCTGCTGGCTTTGTAAAAGTGGAAGAAAAAGAATCAGCTAAAGATGGGCTATCAGATAGCGGCTTCGTGTAAGAAAAAGTAGAGGACTCTGAGAATGCTGGGGATTCTGATAAAACCTTACCAACGAGCAAGGTGTCTGCGTCAGTAAAGGCAGATGAGTCCGCCGCCGGCCTTGTTAGCGTGATAGCGTGGGATTCTGCTGAAACAATCGCATCAGCCTTTGTGGTTGTAAAAGCCCGAACCATTGAATCCGACAAGGATACAATTTGGTCGTCCAACTCTTTGAAAATAAAGAAAAGGCCCGTCTCGTAGACGGCGGATATAGCCTGAGAAACAAACTCTGCAACTGCGCCGGTATCCGCTACGGAGGCGCTTATCCTTTGGTCAGATAAGGAATGCTCTAGGGCAGTGTCTACTGCCTCCGCACGTATCGCCTGCTCGTCTATAGACAGGACAATCGGAGGAGATGAACTCATGCAAAATCTTCCCTCACTACTATCTGCACAGTCTCGTAAACCGTTTCAATAGTGCCGTCAGCGAAAACTACATTCACCTCGCCTTCATACTCGCCCGCGCTAAGGCTTCCCAGATTACTGCCCACACCGAACATTAGTATGCCGTTTTCTAGGTTGGTCCCTTGATCTGTTGCTGTCAGGGTAAAGCTGTTTGAAGTTGCGCCTCTGGCCCTAACCTTTAGCGTACAGGTGCCAGACGCACAATTGACCGCCGAGCCTGTGTCAGCCCTAGTCAGATTGACCTTTATGTTTGGCCCGGTATCGCCTTGTACTAGGAAAACGGTCTGCGTCATTTCAAGACCTGAGATAGTACGGTAGAGGTAATCATAAGGGCATAAAGCCCCCAGATCATTGTTTCTAAGCGGACGAACCGCTTCTTGCCATCCTCTAGCTGCGTCTCAATCATCTGGTAGCGCAAGGCGCATTCTCGCTCATGTGCATCAAGCTCAGATGCCACCCTGTCCGATGATTCGCTCACGCTGTTAGGACTTGGCCGCTTTCTTTCTTGCTGCTTTCTTTCTTGCTGCTTTTTTCTTTGGCGCTTTGATCTGCTCTGGCGCACCCACTTCGTCCGGCGCGTCAACCTTTACCTCCATCGCCCAGCCGTTGGCAACGAACCTGTCCATCTCTTCGGATTGCCAGCCTTCCGATGCGGTAACAATAGAGTCACGCTCATACAAGCGCACATCATTAGCAGCCTCTCCAGCCTTGCCGGCCTTCGGGACAATAACTTTGTACTGCTTAGGCATTTCAACCCCCTATTGAAAGATACGAGGGGCTTGCGCCCCCCGTCTCTCATGCTTTAGGCGTTGTGAGCCGTAAAGGCATTGTCACTAGAATGGATCGCATGACCTCTAACGACCATAGCCCCGAGAGGCGTGCCGTTTGAGTGCGTCCCTGTCTTAGCGAGAACTACCCTTATGTAGCGTGCACCGCCAACATAGCCAACGCGGTAAATTTCACCAGCCGTGTCGGGGTTGCCGTTATCGGTCCCGTCTAGCTTGAGGAAAATACCGCCAGCGGCGATGGTGCCGTCCACGATGTCAGCTTGAGCGCAGTCAGTAAACGTAGAATTGTCATCGGATTCCTCCAGTGACACCTCAAAGTAAACCGAACCCGAGAGGGTATCGCCTTCAGCACCCACATCCACAAGGACGGTGGCGCTTTCGTAACCCTGAAGGTCTACTCCCGTGCCATTTGCGGCAGCGGAACGAGTAGCGGCTGCAAGGCTGACGGCAGGATTGATGTTATTAGATAAGTCTCTAGCCATCTAATTGACCTCCTTATGTCGAGCACTTGAGTTTAGCAATCGCCTCGGGGATGACAACCTGACCACCCACACGGCGACGAGCAACATAACGAACATTGCCAGATGTTGCCTGTGTGAACGGATCACGGAGTACAGCCATCGCCACGCGGTCCACAATCATGTAGCCGCGAGAGAAGTCACCGAACGCAACCGGGAACGTGTTTGTTCCTTCAGAAGGCATATCGGTAGCTTCTACATAGGGTCGGCCCAAAATTGAATTTGGAACCCCAGAGGTGAGCATCATGCCAGCCTGAAACACATACTGGCCCGCCGTATCTTTGAGCTTCCGCACCTTGCCAAGTGTCGTCCGATTAAGAACGAACGTGCCATTTGCGGCATACTCTGATTTGACGCTATGGGCGAGAGTTACAAGGCCGTCAGCAGTAATCTCATCGGCATCGCCGGAGTTTACTGAAGAGATGTCCCCGTTAGTCATAATGCCCTCAGGCTGACCAACAGCGGACCCGCTTACGAAAGCCGTACCCTCAGACTTGGCGAACTGCTCTGCGAACTCTTGCTGCATTTCTGCCTCAAGGTCGAACACGCTGTCTTCCAAATCCTGCTCAGAGATGTCTACGAGAGCGTAATGCTCATGCGCTGGAATCTCTTCCATGCCTACCGTGTAGCCGGTGGTCTCAGAGCGGGTGCCTGATTCAGCTACCCAAGCCGCAGAGAACTGGCCGCTACGCTTCGGCACCTGAATGCTGCGCTGCGCCGTGGCGCGGATACGAGCGATAGAACGAATTGGAGAAATCTCCGTAACCGTCTTCAAAAGCTCGCGCACATACTCAGGCGGGGCGAGATAGCCACCCGTGGAGTCATTGCTGACTGTCAGGGCTTTTTTCTCGTCCGGCGTCAAACCCTCAATGCCTTTACGGCAAAAAGAATCAAACGCTGCCATTTTTTGGTCTACCTCAGAAACGGAAAGGCCGGCATCTGGGCGGCGTAGGACAGTATCCATACGCTCCAGTTGCTCTTTAAGCTCTTCCTGCTTCTGCGCTTGCGCGGTCAGTTGTTGATTGATTGGCTCAAAGGAATCCAGCTTGCCCTCAATTTTGGCGAGCTTCTCCTCCAGCAGCGGATCAACGTCCTGACCTTTTTGCACTGCGTCTAGCTTTTCATCGTAGGCGCTTTTGAACTGCTCAAAAGCCTCTCCGATCTGCTGGATGCTTTGCTTGATTTCACTGTCCATGCAGTGGTCCTCAGAAAGTTTTCAGGGTTTCAGTTAATGAAGATAGCGCCTCCAAGGCCTCGCCGTCATCCTCCGTTTCAGCATCACGCTGCTGGAAAGACTCATGCACAGCCCTTGCTGCCATCTTCGCTTCTGAACGAGAAAGAGCGAAGGCATCACGCATCCCCTTTTCCAGTTCTCTAATAGAAATATCCTGACCCTTTACCGAATGAACCGTTGCTCGCGGATTCATTGGGAAAGTGACCAAAGAAATTTCCATCAAGTCTACATCCTTGATAGAACGGCGTCTCGTCCGCTTATCATAGTCGTAACCTTTTGGCTGAGTACGGAAGCCAATGGACAAGCCGTCCAATGCCCCCATCTTCAATAATTCATATGCATCACGCCCTGCGGCGGTCTTTAGTGCCAGCCTGCCCTTGACGCGAAGACCTTTGCCATCCTCGATGATCTCATCAAACACCCCGATGGGCATATCGGTCTTATGCTGATAAAGGAGCTTGACCCCCTTTACGCCTCGGGACTTTAGGGATGAGGCAAAGGCTCCCGGCCTTATTACGTCATTGCCGAGGTCGGTATTGTTAAAGACTGATCCGTAGCCCTCAAAGGTGCCGTAATTCTCGTCATCCTCTTCCGCGAAGATTTCAGACTTGAACTCTAGGAATTCCGTATCGCCCTTTTCCTCAGAAACGTAATCATCCGCCTCTACTTCTTCCGCGCCGAGATCAATGGCCGCAACCATAGCGTCCAGCGCATCCGTCAGGGAATCGTCCATAAAGAGCCTTTCGGTTATTTGATGGGACTGGGATAGTTTTGTGGAAAATAAACTATTCCACAAGATCCAATTCGTCAGAATATATCACAACGCATCGGCAGTTCACTACGTGATAAGCCGGGGCTGATGGATCACCGGGGTGGTCAATTTTAACCGGGCCAATCCTAGGGGTTGGCAGAATAAACTTCTCATCCATCGGGATAGTGGTCCCGCTGACCCCGCGATGCTCTTTTCTCGTTCTTAAATCATTCGCCGCCGTCCACGTCTTGAACATGGACATGCCCAAAGAATCCCTGACGTTGCCATAGTAAAGGTGGCTAGCCCTAGTGGCCGCTGAGTGGGTTTCTGTCCTAGATATAAGCGCTGCCCTTGCTGGGGCTATCCCGTCCACTCTGCTCTGTATTGCCTTGGCAATCTGCGGGACCGTAAGGTTGTCATCCCTTCCCCTAGCTATAACTGTGATGATCTGCTGAGAGATGCGGGCTGACACACCAGAGAACACAAAGGCTCGCTGAGCGAAGTAGTCAGAAACCATGCGCTCAAGGTCCACGTTCCGCCCAAAAATTGAAACGTCTTGTTTTTGGGCCAGATCAGTTATCTGGTTGTGAAAATCAAAGACAGACAAAAACACCCGGCGGAAATGCGCCCGCATCACAGGATTGAAATCCGCCAGCAGATCCCGCTCCATCACCGCAAACTGAAGAAAGTTCGCGTCATGGAACAGGTCAGCTTGCCGCCGACCAAATTTGCGAAGCATTGAAATGAGCTTGGGGTAAAGCTGCCGCTCTAAATTCTGCTGAAGGCGAATGAAGCTAAGACGCTCTCGCGCTGCGCTAATTCTGCCCCGACGGAAACTTCTAAGCCGCTTCGTTTGCATTCTTGGATAGCTTGGCGCTTGCTTCTCGCACAACCTCTTTCATCCCGCTCTCACCCAGCTTGGGATTAATCACGCCCCACTTTATCAATGCAACCACCCCGGCAATGCTGCTCACAGTGGGAGATGTTTCGCCGTCTACAAACTGGTTGCCGTCTACTACTGAGTGCCTAGCGGCCCACGCCTCCCTTTCTCTGATCCATGCCAGAATGGATGGCGTTTCTGATCCCTCACGGGCAGCAACCCAGTTACGATATGCCCCATTGCCCCGTATGTTCCCCCCTGCGCTCCATATCTTCCTGCCTATTGCAGAGTCATCGTCCGCCATAGTCTTAGCAAAGTCAGCGTCAAACTGGGGGAACTGACTGTTTCTAAGGCTTATTTTTTTATTGTCGCCAGCCTTTGGGAAGTTGGTAACGTCTTCGGCCTTTTCGTCCTCTTCGTAATCCTCAAGCCCATCAACAGGGGATTCTGCCTCCCCTCCTCCTGCGGACCCCAACGGGAACAGGTTGGCTGAAATATACAGTTCATCCCCGCCTTCAACGGGGGAAAGGCCGATCTGCTCTCTGGCCTCGTTTCTACTAATGATGCCGTTGGCTACGGCTTGAGTGATGTTTTCGTATGTCCGCCGCCGCCGTTCTGCCAAAGCCGGGATTCTGTCAATGTCGTAACAAAAGTAGAGCCGATCATCAAAAAGCGGCATCAGCCATTCATTTATATCTGACTCAATCTTTCTCAGGTACGGGATAATTGTTTCCTCGTACAGAGCAAGCCTTGCCTCGGCCACGTTGGCGTAAGTTTGTGCATCAGGCACGCCGACTAGCTGGCTAGGCACCCCGAAACACATGGCAATGTCCGTAGCGCTCATATGCTTGAGGTTGATGAAGTCCATGTCTTTTGGAGACAGCCCCATCTCGCGCCAATCAAAGTCCCCCTCAAGGAGCATCGGCCTTCCGGTATTGTGTGCCCCGCTAAAGCGATTATTCAGGTCAGTAAGCAATTGCTGCCGCTGGGAATCACTCAGCGTTGAGGTAAAGCCTCCCTCGTCCCTCGGCTTGAATATAACCGCCCCGCTGGGACGCGCCCCGTTGTTGAGCAGGCTTATATTGTGTTTGCTGGCTAGATTGTGCTGATCCACCTCTACAGCCGCCGCCGACATGGGCGATAGGCCATAGAAATCATCCAATGGATTCCACAGCTTGATCTGCTTTAGCTCACTAGCTCCTGTTTCCTGATCTACCTCATAAACACTCCGCACCCGGCCATCCACCACGTACTCATACCGCAGAGGCACAGCGCCAGAGCCTGACTTGATGTTTATTCGGTCAGGGCGCATTAGATGAAGCTCTCGGGGAGCGCCCCCGGCCCCGGCAATGTTTAAGATATACGCATTGCCTGACAATAAGAGATAGCCGAACAGAGCATTGAAGAACTCATTGTTTGACTGGAGAGGATTGGGCCTATCAAGGAGAGAACACGCCGGATGGGTCTCTATCACCTCCTCCCCGGCCTTTATCAGATACGGGACCGCTGCCGCGCCTTTAGCTACCTCATTGACACATCGGTAGACGATTGCGTTTTTCAGGTAACCCTCGTCTGCAAGGTCTCCGTACTTGTAACGCCTGCCTTCCCCTGAAGCTACATTGAAGTAGCCAACCATTGATTTAGATTGTTCTGGCGCAGGTTGCGACCGACGCAGAAAGTCAAATAGCGCCATTCAGTTGATCCTCCAGCTAGCGGTGCCACTGCTTCGGCTCAATTCGGTAAGCCCCCATACTAATGCATCCAATCTGTCGGGACTAGGTTTGACCCGGACCCCATCATAGGTACACATCTGCTGTTCCAATTCTGCAAACCCTCCCACATGACGCACCTTTTCCTGCTCATACAGCGCAGATATTGGCTCCGCTCTAACCATCTTGCCTCGGCTCGCGTGAACCTTACGATACGGAATATTGCTATCTATGCTTCTTAGCAATCGCTCCACCAAGTCCCCGCCGTTGTTCACTTCAGCAATGATTTGATCTGCGTTCCAGTTATAAAAGGACCGAACCGCCAAGCGCCCCCACTCATCCGGGGAGTATTTCCCGCTAATATCGTCCAGCACGTAAAACTCTTGATTCGTGCGACCAACCACCACAATCCCGGTTTCATCTGAGTCATCCCCGGAGGTAACCGCCGGATCAACCGCGACCACAATCCTAGACATATCAGGAACTTGCTCTTTCCCTACCCTGCCTTTTTCAATCATGTCCCTGTTCCACAGGGCACCTTCCATGTTATCCAAAACCTCGGCATATAGTTCCTGCCGCCCTAATGCAGTGCCTTCATATCTTTCTCTAAGCATCGCCAAGGTGGTCGGGGCTAGGTTGTCCTCGTTTTCAAACGTGTTCCCCTTTGTTACAAACACATCATTCCGCTCAAGGAGGCCGCGAACCAAGGGCGTCGGTTTGGGCGTGGTAGTGATTACACATCTGGGGTTGTCCCCCAAGCGAAGGGCAAACATAAGCTGATCAAAAGCCTCGGGGTATCTCCAAGCCGCTAGCTCATCGCACCATGCGCGGTGAAACTGCGGACCCCTTAGCCTGTCTGGCTCCGTCGCTGAGAAGCCCATAATGATAGAACCATTATAAAGCCGTATCTCACTGGCCGACGAGTTGTACCCATGCCCACGCCCTCGGAGCAAGCATTCGGGGCTTAGCTGTTTCAGTATCCCAGACACCCCCTCAAACGCCACTCGGCGCAAATCGCCAAATGTAGGGGTAACAACCGCCACGCGGGAATCAGGGTTTCTCAAGGCATAGATAAGCGCATCCATACTGCCCGTCTGGGTTTTGCCCCAGCCCCTGCCGGCAAGAATTAGCCATATATGCCAATCCCCCGGCGGGGTTATTTGAGTATCACGGGCCTTTGCCAGCCACTCAGTGTACGTCTGTGCGGTTTTCTGATGCCCTTGATTCCGCAAGCTGGTCAAGTTGCTCCATAACTGCTGAGAAGGCTTCGGGATTGCTGACATCTGCGGACACCTTAGATATTTCCTGCGCCTGACCTAGCGCTAACTTGCCGACCTTTTGGGCGTTTGCCGTAACTTGGGATAACTCATGCAACTCTCGGGCACTTATTACCATCAGCCCGTCACTGTCTCTTTCCATCTGCGCGGCGGTTTGAAGCCGTCTTCCGACCCGCCCGAGCATGAAATTGGCAATCTGTAGGGCATTAGTGTCTAGCGTTTTGCCTTGCTCAACTAACTGCTCCAGACGCTCGTCATCCAGACGCTGGGTTAGCTCTGTCTGATACTCGTTTTTCTGCCGCTGCCAGTCCTCAGACTCGTTGTAGCGGTATAGCGTCCGCTGACTTACGTCATGCTTAATCGCCAAGGCCGACAGGGTAGGGAACTGACGCACCCCCTGCTCATCCATATGCCCGTGGACAAACTCATCCCTAATCTGTTGCTTGATTGCGTCGCTAATCATAGAAATAACCTTTTCGATGACACAATTTGTCTCTAATTGCTATCAGCGTACTCTTTTTTTAGTTTGATCTGCCGCTTAGTCACCCATGCCTTACTGTACTCCGCATCAGCGAATAGCTTAGAGAAGCCCGTTATATGTTTGAGCCTTAGCAGTTCATCCGGCTCCATGCCTAGATGATTACATACCTCTGAGTCACTCCAGCCATTGTCTAGCATGTTGAACACCATATTAGACATGCCGGTGACTGAATGCTTTCCCCTTGCCCGGTTGTGCCTGACTGTGGACGCCATGCGCTCATTGATGTCTTTATTTATGACCACTATCGGAACCTTGCCCCCGGTTGAGTCACTTATGTCTTTGTTGTTCTTGCAGATGAAGTACCTGTGAAACCCATCCACTATGACGTACTTGCCTTTCTCGTCATCCCGTATGGTCACTATGGGCTGCGTATATCCGTCATGCTTTATCGAGGTATAGAGCAGACCCATTTCCGCTCCCGCCACATTGTTAGGGTTGTAGTCATTAGGCTGAACCATATCTACGTCAACCCACTGAACATGGCTAACAGGATGCTCTTTCAAGTCACCCATTAGTCACCTCATCCGGTATGTAGATCATATTGCTTGCCTTCCTGACCCTATTGCCTAGGTTGCCCTTGAACCAATCTCTATAAGTAATCATCAGCGGACTACTGTTCAACCAGCCGGCAAGCTTTACAAACTCCCAATCATTCACCAATACCGAGGCTATTTGCTTTTTTATCAGGTCTTCCGGCTTCTTCATTTGACTATAAACTTTGTCCATTGCCGTCCACTTTCTATGAAACTTGTCCCTATTTTCGGGGATGGTAATCAAGTGGTCTGTTAAATAATCGCGATATTCCACCCAAGAGGAGAACATGAAAGGCAGATCCTGAACCGCAAACATTTCATGTTTTTCCATATGTTTCGCTTGATTTATCCCGTCAAGCCGCTTGGTTAGAGCATTCCAAGTATCAGGCTCTATTTCGTGCAAGAAGAACAGGCTGTGAACCGCAGTCTCGTGATGCAGGTTTGAAACCCTCATGTTTCTAGGGGCTATACCGTACCTATACAAGTGGTCATAGATTTCACAGTAGTCCCACTTATTAGTATGGATGGCTTTCCATACATCACTTAGATTCCAATCCCAAATTGGGTAGAAGGTGAAGTGGCCTTTTTTTACGTTTAGCTTCTTGCCCCAAGTTATATCCTTATAAGTAGGCTGAGAGGTTAATCCTGCCAGCCTTGTCGGGCTTTCCTCTGCCCTGACCCCCGCAACGTAACAGGCAGGCTTATCTGGAAAATAATAGTCCAGTATCTTTTGGAAAATATCGTGAAACCTATCCGTGCCAAACACGTTATCCTTGATGCCGATTTGCTCTTTGGGCCGCATCCATTCCCCGCCTTCTTCCCAGCAATTAAGCCAAGGCTGCTCCATAGAAGTAGCATTGAATAGGCGAATTGGGCACTGAATCCACAATGGTTCTACACGAGAATCTGACATTGCCTTTCGCATGTACTCAATAGTCATGCGATATTCTGCTTCCTGATCCAAAAACATCATTTTCAGCGGTAGCTTGCCTCGATCCTTAGCAACCATAAGGGCAAGCTGCATAATGACAACGCTATCCTTTCCCCCGCTGGTACTGATCACCACATTTTCAAACTCATCGAAAATCCGATGAAACCTAGCTATAGCTGCATCCCAGACATTCTCCTTTAGAAATATCTTCATGCCGCCTCGTAAAAAGAATTGCTCAACGCAAACTCCAAGCAGCAGCTAATCGCCTTGCCTGAATCCCATACAGAATTGCTATCAATAGAGACCGCCACGTTCCATCCGTCTACCATCCCCTTGTTAATAACTTGATGCGGGCTGTGAGTATCTAGCACATAAAATGTGCCCCTCCTCAAAGGAAGCTCCACTTGATCAATTCCTCTGACGAAAAAGGCATTATCAACACGGACCTTTAAGTGGTGGCTATACCTTGGATAAGGGGGATCAAGGTGCAGAGGCGTGCCATTCCTGACTGCTATCCAGTGAGGATCATCTTTATATTTTATTTTGCCGTCATCGCCCCTAGACCGCCCCCAAGCCTTTAGCCTCCCCGCCTTCGGCTTAAACCCATTGGTCTTAAACACTTTAAGCAAAGACTGCTCAGTTGGGAAAAAAATCCCCTCTGGAAGCGCTACCTGCTGAACATGGACCACAGGATTGGGCCGTTGGTCATCGGATAACTCATAGCTCCAGCCAACATTCATCAAATTTATTCAAAATCTATCGGGTCTTGGAATGTAACGCTTACTCTTTTCGTGGACCGGCGGCTATCTATCTCAGACTTGCCCACACGATGATCTACTAGATTTGGGCAATGAATATAATACTTTTGTCTGGTCTTCTTTAGGTAATCCGCAACAGTAAGATCAAATCCTGTGGGATGCTGTTCCCGGCGCTCCCATGACGGAAAATACGCCAGTAACCCTTTGCTCATTTTCTTTGGCATGTAAAAGCAAACGGTAGCCATAAAAGAGGCACCACGCTCTACCCTTGAGCCAATCTCAATATCTGCCTTACGCATTGAAAAAAATTGAATGACCATACCCGGACGGGTTGAAATAACCATCCCGGCCTTGTTAATGAAATCCTTTGTCAGAATCGCATCATCTTCAAGGTGGACACAGGAATCATCCCCCGCTGCCTTTAGCGCCTTGACAAAGTTACCCATCGGGTCTCTCTCATAGTCCCTGCACTCAATCAAATCAGGGATATGCTTTTTTAGATACGCCGCGTAGTCTTCTCTGCCTTCACAGGTACGAACGATATACTTCATTATGTTCCGCTAAACGTAAATGTTTCCGCGCAGTAAGGACACATGACCTCAACCCCTGATAAAGATGAATCGGTCTGTATGCCTTGAATTTGATTGTCTATCTTGTTTGAGGCGCTCTCCATATCTTTGTCTGTAACATCAGAAAAGCTGGTCACAGGCTCAAGGTTTGGCTCAAAATCATCAAAGCTAAAATTCTGATCCATTCCCACTAAAGCCAAATCAAACCCCTCATCACTAAGACCTCTTAGCTCTGAAAAGAAGAGGCCGTCATCCCACGCCCCATTTTCCGCCAGCCTGTTATCAGCTATGACGTAGGCCCGCTTCTTATCTTCGGGCCAGTCGCTGGCGACAATGCAAGGCACCTCTTCCAAGCCCATCTCTGATGCCGCATACAGTCGCCCGTGTCCGGCAATCACCCCGCCCGCCTCATCTATCAATATCGGAATAGTCCATCCCCACTCACGCATGGATGCCTTCAACTGCTCAATCTGATCAGCCGGGTGAGTCTTTGGATTTCTATCATACGGAATCAAGGCTGACGGCGACCTCATCACAATTTCATTCGGCATCGTTACCGACATTCAAAACGCTCCTGTTCCATGTGAAACACTCGTGCCCCGTAATTTATCACTTTTTTCACTATTTGTGCGAAAAAGGCTTGCAATCCTCTCGGAAGTCCTTATTATAGCAATTGTTGGGCAAACAAATTGACTGGAAAATAAAATGACAACACCCACCATTACAGACCGCGCTTTTGGGATTGAGATTGAATTTGCTAGCGGCGCAACACATATGGAATTGGCGCGGAAACTTTGCGAAGCAGGCGTGCCCGCTCGTACAGAACGCTACAACCACACCACCCGCAACCATTGGAAGATTGTCTCAGACGCAAGCCTTCGTGGCCGGAACCCCGGCGAGCTTGTTAGCCCAATCCTTCGCGGTCAGGAAGGCTTAGAAGCTCTCCGCAAAGTTTGCCGCGTCCTTAACGAGCTAGACGTTGCAGTTAACCGTAGCTGCGGCCTCCACGTTCACTTAGATGGCCGAGACCTGACAACCGAACAGGTCATTAAAGTCTACGACCGTTACGCCACGTACCAAGCTCAGATTGACCGAGTAATGCCTAGAAGCCGCCGAGGGGAATCTCAGTGGGCAGGTAACTGCCGACTTGGCGCACTCGCCAACCTTGCCGACCTGTCCCACGCCCGCCGGTACGAGAAAGTAAATGTCCAGAACATGGGGCTCGGGGGTCGAGGCTCTATCGAGTTTCGCCAGCACGGCGGAACCACCGAATTCCGCAAAATCGCTAACTGGTTGGCCTTTCTTATGCAGTTTGTAGAGCGCAGCATCTCCACCGGAGCCGCCGCACCGCAGTTCTCAAAAACACGGTGGTACTCCCATGTGCGCGCCTTGGTTGAACGCGCAGGAGGACAGATGCGCCATGTACGCTTCACCGACCGCTGGGAGATAACCCACGCACTAATAACCCCTCTTCAAGTGACAATAGCTCAACTCGACCAATTCTATGAAGATCAAGGGGTGCATGGAAAGCGGGGCACAGTGAATGCTCGCGGCCTTGGCATTTGGCTTCGCAGCATGGCTGAACGAACCCCAGAGGGTCGCACTGTTACAAACCGCCAAGGCACTCGCGCACTTAGCCGAGCGATTGCACTGGCAGGCCAAGACGCAGATACAGGTTGGCTTTCTGGAGTAACCCCAGAAGTAGCCGAATACATGGCACAGCGAGAAGAGGAGCTTGCAGCATGAACAGAAGACCATACTTTTACGGGGCTTATGGCTCCAACCTAAACCGGAGACACATGGCCCAACGCTGCCCAGACGCAACCCCGTTTGGCAGCATAGAGGTGCCCGACATGAAGCTAGTCTTCCGCGACGTGGCAGACATCGAGCCGGCCAAAGGCTTCACTGTACCGCTGGGCCTATGGCGCATTAGCAAACAAGACGAGGAGAAACTAGATCGATATGAGGGCTACCCGCACCTGTACGGCAAACAGATGCTGGACCTACCCAGAGTGGGAGAGGTGCTTGTCTACACTATGGGCGAGGGTTCCAGAGTCAGGGAGAATGCGTTACGCATATCCCCCCCGAATCTTGGCTACTTCGACAGTATTGCGGAAGGCTTTGAAGATTTCGATCTTGACACCACGCCGCTAATAGATGCGCTAGACGAGGCTTACCTGAATGAAACGGTTCAGCGTAACCATCTCGCCGTAGTAAAATGAAGTCGGGGACCGACAGGGCAGGCGAGGCGCAGCGTCAGCCCAACCCGAATGGGTGCCCGAGAAAAAGAGGCGATGATAGCGTGCCCCACAAAAGGGGGCTATCCTTCCCCCCGATGCACCATTACACGCAATCGCCTCAACTGCGCCGCCTATCTAACCTGCCGCAAACTGGCCTCCCTGCTCCGTTCCGTTTCCCATCGGGCCTCGGCCAATCTGAGCCGCCGCTTCTTTTCTTCCGCTTCTATTTTGGCCTTTGAGACCATAAGGAACCGCTCCTCCCAATCGCCGCGCTGACCGGGCACTTGGAAGTCCTTGTTCTCTCGCATGTAGGTTTCCGCCGCCGTCGCGCTCATCTTCTGAGACCGCATCAGGAACGCTTTCATTGAAGCCTCATACGCCTTGAAGGTTGCCTCTGCTTCCGCGTGCGCGTCCTCTGCATTCTTCCATTCGGATATGCGCTCTTCCCACCCTGACAGGGCTGCGCCTAGCGAATCTGTGTTTCTCGGGATTTGCACATCCCGATAGGTCATCTCATCTATTTCAGTCATTGTGATATACGCTCCTTAACTCTTGCCGGTCTGGTGGCTCAACAAACAACCGAGACGCATGGTCATACGCAAACTTCACCTCTCCGATTTGCCCATATAGCCCCTGCTCCCGAATCTTCCGAGTTATGACGCTGATCGTGTCATTGTCAAAATCCCGATGCACCGTAACTACCGCATCTGATTGGTTATGCCAGTGAGCCGCCCCAGCTATGTCATACGCAGTAGGTGGCGGCGTCTTCCCATCGTTGTCTTTCTGGAGCTTGGTCGGGTGGGCAACTATCCAAAATGTGATGTCATGGAGCCGAGCGAAGCGCTTGCATGAGCTAATAAAATCCCGAATATGCTCATCTTCCCTGTAGCTACCCCGGCGGCTAGCATCCACCTCGTTGTATGGGTCTATAACGATCCCCTGACACCCAAACTTCTCAACTGCCCATCGCCCAATCTCAAGAATCTTCGTAATGTTGGGGGTATGCTCCCGAGTCTCTACAAAATAGAAATGTTCCTGCACCCAGTCCATCGCCGCCTTGAGTTCGTCTTTCGTCATGCGGCCATTAAAGCCGGCATCAAATGGCTTGCCCGCAACAATCTGAGCCAGCCGCCTGATGTGCATTTTCGTGGAATGCTCTGGAGAGAACATCGCGAAGCGCCAATCATTCCGCCGCGCCAGATTAACTAGGCATTGATCTAGGAATGTGCTTTTCCCGTGGTTAGGTATGCCAGTCCAAACGTGGAACGTGCCCAGCATGACCTTATATATGCGGTCCAGAGACGGGTAGCCAATGGTCACAGGTTTAGCGTAATTGCCGTCATAGAGATCAAGCACATCGGTGCGGTAGTGAGCCACCTGATACAGCCCATCCACAGGGTAGGGTCTCGCCCTCTCAATGATCTCTCGGAGCTTGTCACGACCATGCTGAATCAGCACTTCATTAGCGTCTTTGCATCCCTCCGGGGGATTCACATACCAACATTTTTCCTTGCCGTAGCGGTGGAGTAGCTCTCGGCGTAGGTTTTTGCCTGCCCCATCTGCGTCCAGAAACAAAATAATTTTCTTCGCGTTATCCAGCCGGTGAGTCTTTAAGACGTTAAACCTCTTATCAGCCGGATTGAATTTTGCCTCCGGTGGAGCGCCATCCGGCAAGGTTGTCACATTGGTGATGCCAACCTCCGCGCAACTAAGCACATCCATCTCGCCCTCAACAAACACCACTGTCTCAGCGTTCTTGACCTGACCGTAGTTATAGAGCGATTTCTTGCCATCCTTAATCTGGCGGAATTCTTTTTTATAGCTCCGATATTTAACATTCTCAGCAGAGCCGCGACTGGGGTTGTATGGGAATGCTATCCAGCCCTTCTCTTCGTATATCGCAAAATCTTTAACTGTCTTGGTGCTAATACCTCGCCCTGAAAAAAAGCCATCCAGCCTTGATGTTCTATGTTCAACGATAGGCGTTCGCGGCTGGTCTTTTTCGTTAACGCCCCCCGCGTACTGGCAGTGATGGCACATGAACACAATGCTATCCGGGTTGATCGTTACCGATAGCGGCCTGTCTCGGCTGTTATGAGGCGGCTGGCACTCAGGGCATTTAATTTTGTGGTTTCCATCTGCTAACTCCCATGCATCAATCTGATACTCAGTTTTCAATTTAGCCCGCAAGTTCATTCATGCTCCGGTTATTGTTGTTTTGTATATCTTTAGTATTGGCGGACGTGGGTGTCCTAACCCCCCGGACACTGGTGTCCACCCCCCTGTGGACATGGGCGTCCACGGTAAGAACGTAACGGTTAGAGGTGCCTGTACGGCTCTGGACGGTAACCATGCCAAGGTCGGCGAGGGTGCGAATTGATCGCCTTACCTGCCTGTCACTGACCCCACATAGCTTCCCAAGGTGCTTCTCACTGGGGTAACAACTGTCCGCTTCATCGGCGTAATTTGCCAAACAGATCAGAACCAGTTTTGTGGTAGGAGTGGGGCACTCCCTATGCATCGCCCAACCTAACGCCCGTATACTCATGTAGCACAATATGGGTGATTAGTGGCACACATGCAACCCCCAGAGAAAAAGAAGCCCCGACCAGCGGGGCTAAAGGTGTAAATGAAGCGCGTTCAGTATAGCGGGTCTAGCTCGTAGAAGTCATCGGCAGTGACAACGCCCTCGGTGATCTTATGTATCGTCTGCATCTCTGGCCGGCGGGGCATCCGTTCGTGGGAACACCACTTGTGGATGGCGTGGATACTGACGGTGCTGCCTGCGACCATGCATAGCTCACGAAACTCTTGGTGAGTTAAGCGCTGGTCCTTTAGCCATGTGGATAGCTTCATGGGAAGCACTCTATCAGGTTTGCCGTTGCTAAACTAGCCCAAACTGTGCAACAATAGCCCCGTGAATTGATGAGTACAGTGATGAATGATCCATTTGAGCAGCACGGCATAGACCACCTATCCGCCTCCCAGATTAACGAGTACATCGCCAACCCATCCAAGTGGATACTAAGGGTATCCGGGTTTCAGGATGAATTCGGTTCCCCGGCCATGTGGCGAGGCATCGCGCTAGACCAAGCCATCACCAAGATGCTGTTTAGTGATCTGTCTGATCTTAGGACAATCCAGTTTGCCCTAGAGGCTTACAGAGATCGCCTAGATGAAGCGGTCAACAATGGCATACCAGTAAACTACGGAAAGGCGGAAGCCGAGCAGCACGCACTTGAGGCGTATATGCATCTAGCTATCCCGCATTACCGCCAGCTAGGCCCCCCGGTTGCCGCACAGCAACGAGTCAAACTAGAAATTGAAGAGCTACCTATTCCGATAATTGGCTACACCGACCTGACATACCCAAACCAAATACGGGATATGAAGACGGTTAGCCGTATGCCCTCAGAAGTTCCAGATTTCACTCTCCGGCAGATGGCCATTTATAGCGCGGCCACAGGAATTGATGATGTGCAGCTTGACTACATTCATGTGACAAAAACGAAGGAGCAATTGATAAGTAAGAAGGCGGTTCATTTGAACCGGCATTTGATGGTGGTGAAACGAGCAGCGTTGAACATGATGCGGTTGTTGTCGATTTCGCCTGACATAGCTGATGTAGCGCAAGTCCTTATGCCTGACCTATCTGATTGGAGGTGGTCAGACGCTGAGCGTGAGGCTGCGCGAAAACTTTGGAGAATAAACTGATGGATAAATTGATAGACGCTCTACTGAAGAGTCAAATCGCGATACAGCACGCGGCAGGTTCTGCGACGAATCCGCACTTCCACTCAAAATACGCAACGTATGAGGGCGTGGTTGCGGCAGTCAAACCAATCCTCAACAAAAACGGCATATATTTTCAGCAAGTGAGCCACCCAACTCCTGACGGGGTATCAGTTGAAACCGTTTTTCACGGATATGACGATGTGCTGACATCAGGGGTGCTGTTTGTTCCCGCCGCAATGTCCAAAAACGGGGCCGGCCCGCAGCAATTCGGGGCCGCTCTAACCTATGCCCGCCGTTACTCGCTGGCGCTGGCCTGTGGCATTGGCACCAACCGGGACGATGACGCAAATGCAGCGCAAGAAGCCTTTGAGTCCTCTGAACGCTGGACGTTAAAAAACAGCACCGGCCCAATTGCTGAATGCGATGGTCCGAATGAGTTCTTGTTAGCCGCCATCCGCCATGTGGGCGGGGCACGAAAAGAAACCCCGGAGGCCCGAGACATTTACACCGCCTCAATTGAGGAATTCAAAAAGCTCCCCGGCCTTCTTAGCGAAGAGGACAAGGGAGTCGCCCAGAGCATCAACAACTTCTTTCAGAAGGAGGCTGCTGAATGAACATTCAAGAGCATGTATTCAAGGCGATGGGGAAGAAATGGAACACTTACTGGGACATCAGGGAGGTGCTATCCAGTAAGGGGATCTATTACAGCGAGACCTCCATATCTGCCGCAATGCGAGACTTCAGAAAGCCCCGGTGGAGAAGGCGGTTTGATCTTCCTAGCGATGGAGAGGTTCTGATAAAGGAGCGCCGAGGTCCGCTAACAAACGGGATTCGCGGATACAAATACCGAATTGTGAAAGGAGATTGATATGGAATATGACAACAACCTGACGGGGGCGCTCTGGCCGGAAGACAGATCAGAGGTTCTAGCTCGCGGCAATCTGGAGATAGACGGCGAGAAGAAATACTGCGTTCTTGTAAAATCAAAAAACAACGAAGGCCGCGAGAAGTTTGAGCTAATGATTTCCGCAGGACTGATTCACAAGAATGAAATAGAGCCGGGATCAAAAAGCCCTCACTTTGGCGGCAAGACCACGATAGACGGGAAATCTTACAAGTTCGGCGCGTGGAACCGCACGCCTCGGAGTGGTGGCCCTGACTTCCTGAGCGCATCCTTGAGGGAGCAAGCGCCTGATGGCGACAAGTGGTAGGTTCAAGAGCAAGAA